CTGCAAAGATTAAACTTGCTACACAAGCACCAAACAATGTAACCTGTGCTTTTTGAGTTAATCTCATATTGCAAATCCTCCTGATTTTATTTATAATTTGGTTGGTTATGTTGTGTGTCCTTTATAAGGGCACTTTTTTCATTTAAAGAATTAAGTAATGCAATAATCAACTCTTCACTAGGACTTTTATTGAAATGATTCATATAATCCTCAAATGCTTTTCTAGGAATATGTACATTTCTTCTCTTCCCTGAAGCATCAACACTTCCAGGAAATGTACCTTGTTGGATAGCATTGATTATGAACTCCCTGCTTTTGTGAGTTATCTTCATTACTTCTTCAATTGAAATATTGAATTCATCATTCATGATCATCACCCCTTGTAATAACAATGTAGTATTCTTCACATTCTAGAAGTCCTTTGCCTACTGTCTTTGTAAAGAGCTTTGCTTTTAGATCAGTATCTTTAAATGATGTTTGATTCATTTCATTAATAATACGTTTAGCGTACTCACTATCACCATACCAAGGAATTTTTACAGGCTTTACCATGTTTTTTTCACCTCCTTTCAAAGTAATGTTCTAACTAAAATAGCTAAGCAATCAGCAACAAAACAACATGCAACGATAGTCGTCACTAATCCTCTTGTTGATAGTTTCATATTTTTGTACCTTCCCTTCTGTTTTGAACTAAACGATTTGCTAATTCATACCAACTTTTTCTATACCAGTTACGATCTCTTGCAAAATAGATGCAAACGATAACAAGTAATAAATTAGCTAGAATTGAAATGCTTAATATCCATTCCATAAATTTTCTCCCTTCTACTACTGACCACCAAGGAACCAACCTCTTTACAAACGAAAACTTATCGTATAAAAAGTAAATTAGTTATTGGAAGTATCTTATATGATCATTAATTTTAGGATTCAATAAAAATGGGTTAGAGATTGGCTCCTTGATGATCAGTAATTTATTTAATTTTTTTCGACATCCTTCATCTCTTTCTTTATAATTAAGTTATCGGTACGGCAATATCGAAATTTAATTAAAAAGTGAGGTGAAAATAATGCGTTTAAATAATGACTGTGTACGTGATTTACTTTTAGCTATTGAAGAAAATGTAGGTCTTAAAGAATACATGTCCATTGATAGCCTACAATTAAAAAGCTATTCTCAAGATGATTTGCAATATACCGCATTAAAACTAGAAGAAGCTGGATATATAAATGCAAAAGTTTCTAAATATCTTGATGGCTCAATGGATATTTACATTTTTTCTTTAACTTGGAACGGTCATAAATTTTTAGATAATATCCGTGATAATAATGTTTGGAGTAAAACTAAAGGAATTGTTTCTAAATTTGCATCCGTTTCCCTTGATGTACTTGAAAAAGTAGCAGCACAAGTAATCACCAACATGATTTCTCAACAAATTGGACAGTAGTTTCTACTGTTCTTTTGTTTTGATATTACAAAAAAATGATAATGTAACCTTTGAAGCACAATCGATTGATTTCTCAATTTTTAGATTAGCTATTGCTTTAATCTCAACACCATCAACAAAGACACGATACTTATCATTATCGATTTCAACTTGAACATTATTAATTTTTTCCATCCTATGCCCTCCTATTTTTGAATGTGTTCTACATTTTGTAGATTGGATTCTAAAAAAATAATATCATTTATGGAAACATTAAGAATATTTGCTAGTTTATATGCTTCTTCCATAGTAATATTTTGAGGTTTTTCTTCCATTTTTGCATAAGTATTTCTATGACACCCCAATTGATTTGCCATATATTCTTGGGAATACCCTCTAGCTCTTCTAATTTCATCAAGCTTCATTCTTGTACTCATCTTACCGCCTCCTTTCGCTTATCATTCTATCCTACATTTTGTAGATTGTCAATTAAAATATGCAATTTGTAGAATATTTTTTCTAATTTGCTTTATTTATTCTACAAATTGCATTATAATTATAGCGAAAAGAGGTGTTAATAATATGAAAACACAATTTGGTACAATTGTTAAACAATTGCGTGAAAGAAAAGGTATGGACCAAAAAGAATTAGGTGAAGTTGTTGGTGTCAGCGATAAAACTGTTTCTTCATGGGAAATCAATAGAACTGAACCTAAAATGGGAATTGTTCAACAACTTGCTGACTATTTCGGTGTTTCAACGGATTATCTTATAAAAGGAAACCAAGATGATGTTATATATGAATCAAGTAATATAGGATATACACGTGTTCCCCTCTACGAAGCTATCTGTTGTGGAAATGGCGGATTTGTAGATGAAAATATCATTGACATGATTCCAGTACCTAGCAAGGGATTAAATCCACGTGCTGAATATTTTGCACAATATGCTAAAGGTGAAAGCATGAAGGATGCTGGTATTAATGATGGGGATCTATTAATCTTTGAGAGAACAAGTCAAGTTGATGATGGAGTTATTGGATGTTTTTGTGATGAAGATAATGTGGCCACATGTAAAAAGTACAAAGAACTTAATGGAATCATTATGTTGCAACCAATGAATAGTGAGTTTGAACCTATAGTAGTTGACCCATTAAAAGACAATTTTATGTGTCTTGGTAAATTAAAGAAAGTTATTAAAGATTTTGATTGGGAGGATTAACTTATGGATCTTTCTATCAAAGAAAATAGAATTTTAATGTTCTTCATAACACTATTTACAGGAAGTTTTGGAGTACATTGGTTCATTCAAAAGAATTATAAAAGAGGAATATTTTATTTATTTACATTTGGTGGTTTCTTTGTTTGTTGGTTATATGATATATGTAAATCTTTTTTTGATATTTTCAATGACAAAAAATTCATCAAGCCTAAAGTAGTTCCACCTATTCAACCTATACAACATAACATTGTAAATACCATTCCTAATAAAACTGTTTCAAATTACAATGAGCAAAAACCAATAAAACAAGATTATATAAACTTATATAGGAAAGTTGTTTTTTTGCGTAATTACAATGGCAGTCCAATTAGAGACAACGATAAATACCCACGATATCTTTTTTATGATTTCAAAATAACTAATCCTAGTATTTTTCATAAAAAATTAGTTACTCAGGGATTTTTAGAACCTGGTTCTATAGATGATACATTAAAGAAATTAAGAATTGTTGATTTGAAAGAAATTTTACATTCTTACAAATTACCTGTTTCTGGTAATAAAGATAATTTAATATCAAGATTGAAAGATAATGTGCCAGAAGAAACTCTTAAGTTCTTAATCAATGATAAATCTATTTTAGTTCTAACTGAAAAAGGAAAAAAATTATTAAAAGAAAATCAAGACTTAATAGATTATCATTCTTATGGTCTTCATTGGCAAATACAATTAGATGAATATATTAAAGTAAAAAAATCTTTACCTTTTAAAGGCAGCTTTTTTGATGTAGCATGGGGTATTTTAGATAAGAGAAAACTTGATAATTATTGCGATAAAGAATTTGAAGCTCTAGCATCTACAATGTATTGCATGTCTGAGTTACTTGGAAAAGAAAAGAAATATAAGCAATCTTTACAATTCTTATTAGCTGTATTTTATTTAGATACAAGTGGAGTTTTTTCATTAACTTATGATAGAGAGTTTATAAAATCCAGAGATAAAGAAGAGTTAGAAAAAATGTGTAACATAATATTCACATTTGCTCCAGGAATAATAGAACAAATTATTCACTATCAAAAATACTTTGAACCAGGAATGATTGATGAAGTCTACGCTTTTTATCCTCTTCCATTAAACTATTGCAGTAAACATCTGTTTGAATCAATGATTAACGAATTATATTTCAATGATTTCTTTGATAAAGAAAAATACTTCAATATTTTAAAAAATAGATTTTTAAAATCAATCTAACCATAACTAGCAAAGGAGGAATGAACATGGATAAAAATAACACTAATATATTTTATTGGATAAAAATTCATAAAATATTAACAGTTTGTTTGGCAATTATTGTTTATATAGTAATTCCTATTCTCCCATTTATACAATCACCTATTGGAATTTTTTCAAAAGAAGATGCCACATTATTTTTAAGCTATTATGGAACAATCATAAGTGGAGTTACTGGTGGTGCTTTAACTTTAGGTGGAGTTTGGTGGACTATTAGTGATCAAAAAAACCAAAGAGAAAAAGATTTGGCAATTCAATATAAACCAATTATAAATATAGAATATAACTCATTATATGAAAGTCGATTATTAGATGAAGATAATAATTTTTTTCTTTTCCCTGTAAAAATAATAAACCATGGTCGTGGTGAAGCACTCAATATATCGATAAAATATAATTATGGTGAATCAATGAAATTTAAAATAGATGAGAATTTTCTCACAATTAACAATTTTTTTACATGTGAGATAATTTTTCCAGTAAGAGTATTTGAACCATATCCAATGATTTTTGATGACAACATTTATATAGAACATTTAAAAATTAAACATAATATTTTTATAGAATATTTTGATATTTTTAATAATAAGTATATAGATACATTTTCTATCTACCTTGAAATTTCAAATAATTATGAAACTATTATTCAGTACTATATTGAAAAAATAGATTAAAAAACTCCCCCGCTACCAACAGGAGAGTAAAAATAAGGTACTACCAATACCTTAATAAAAAGAACCATCTCAAAAGCCCTTTTACACATTGGATTTTATCATATCAAGCATAAATAAATCAAATAAAAAAGGAGATGTATCTATGAATGTTTTAGAAAGAATGGTAAAAAACAAACGTTTACCTGTATTATTTATCGGCTCTGGCATTCCTAAACGTTACTTAAAAAACTTCCCAAGTTGGGATGAACTTTTAAATGAATCATTTTCAAAAGTAAATAGTGATCCGTTTTATATTGGCAGATATAAGGAAAAGTTCAATCGCGAAGGCTTATCAAATTTTGATCAATATAAAGAATTAGGCACTATTATCGAAAGTGATTTTAATGAAGCATTTTATAATAGAGAAATTTCATTTGGTAGAACAAAAAATCCAAGTTGGGCAAAAAGAGGGATTTCTCCATACAAAATGTATATAAGACATAGACTTAAAAATTTAAGACTAAATAATACTTCACCTATTATAAAAAAAGAGCTTCAAGAAATGGCATTATTAAAAAATAAAGTATCTGCAGTTATAACTACAAACTATGATAATTTTATTGAAAAGTATATTCTTGATGAACATTATACAGTTTTTACAAGACAACATGAAATGTTTTCTAAAGATTCTTATAATGTTTCAGAATTATATAAAATTCATGGTTCTATCAACGATGCTAGCACTATAATAATCACAAAAGATGATTATGCCCAATTTAATAAAAGTAGAAAATTATTTATTGCAAAAATGTTGACTTTATTCACGGAATCTCCAATCATTTTCTTAGGATATTCATTCACAGATGAAAATATAAGACAAATTGTTGTTGATTTTCTTAACTGTTTAACTCCTGAACAACTTAATACAATTAGTGATAATTTTATATTTATTACATACAAAAAAGGTGAAAAAAATCTAGAAGAAATTAAAAGAACTATTATTACTGAAAAAGGTGAAAATATTCCTATCACTGAAATAGCTACTGACAACTTTTTAAAAGTATATCAAACAATAAATCAATTAGTTCCTGGTATGACACCAAAAAATATAAGAGATACTCAAAGATTAGTAAAAAGAATTGTTAACAACACAATCATTAGTGGAGATCCATCCAATGTAATTTTTGGCATTGATGAAATCCCAGATGATATTTCAGATAAAAACATTGCTATTGCTATTGGTAACAAAGAAGATATAATAAATCAATATGGCTACAGCGTTGTTAAAGATGAAGAAATTCTAGAAGACATTATATTTAATAATAAAAAATTTGATGCGAAAAATATGTGTAAAGAAAGATTTAAATCACTTTATTTAAATAGATT